GTGCGGAGTTGAACGGCTTTTACGCGTTTAGATCGGCGATTTCCGGGCTTGTACTGTGCTAAAAGTCCAGAAAAGCCCGTTTTTGCTGGTGTTTTGGGACGCGGCCTAATGGAAAGCCGCAGGGCATCGAAGGAAAACTGAATGCCAGCCGCTAAGGCAAAAGAAGTGTGGGTCATTCCTGACGCTCTCCGAATGGGCCAGAAATATATAGCCCACGTCTACGGCCTCACGTTCCAGACCATTCAGGGCTGGAAAGGTTGCCCTCGCAACAAAGACAAGAGCTACAACCTCCGCGACGTAGTCCAGTGGCGCCGCGATCAAGACACGATGGGCGGCGAGAGCAATGGCGGCTCTGACGAGTTGGAGAAGTGGCGGGCGGCCCGTCGCGCCATGGCCGAGCTTGACCTGGCGAAGCGGCAGGGCGAATTGGCGGAGGTGGTCCAGGTCGACGCGGAGATCTCCCGTATGGTGGTCACATTCAAACAGGCCCTGCTGGCATTACCGTCTGCCCTGGCGCCTCGACTCGAGGGGATGGAGGCCCGCGAAATTGCCGCGCTGCTCGATATCGAGGTTCGGCGAATCTTGTCGGACCTGAAAAAGAAAGAGGCGTCATGACCGTTGCTGCCATGACCCGACGGGTTCCCTCCTACAGCATCGATGGACCTCGCATCGATGCCCTGGCCTTGCCGGAGCAACTTACAGTTTCCGAATGGGCCAATCAGCACAGGCGCCTCAGTCCCAAAACCTCGGCGGAGCCCGGGCAGTGGCGGACCGACAGGACGCCTTATCTGCGTGAAATTATGGATGCGTTCTCCGATCCGGCTGTCGAACAGATCACGTTCATGAAGCCGACGCAAATCGGCGGTACCGAAGCCCTGTTCAACATGCTGGCCTATGCGGTCGATCAGGATCCTGGCCCGGCCCTTGTCGTCTTGCCGAAGGAGGGGGTCTGTAAGCAAATCTCCAACGAGCGCCTGAAGCCGATATTCGAGGAAAGCCCAAGGCTTGCGCGCCACATCCCTGCCGCGGCTGACGATTTCTCGACCTTGGAGTATCGGTTCGACCGGATGACATTGACGTTGGGGTGGGCCGGTTCGCCGGCGCAGTTGGCATCAAGGCCGGTGCGCTACGTCATCGAAGACGAGGTTGATAAGTACCCGTCCTTTTCGGGCCGTGAAGCGGATCCTATCAAGCTGGCTCAGGAACGGACGCGCACCTACATTGCCAATCGCAAACTGGTCGTTGCCTCGACACCCACGCTGGAATCCGGCTACATCAATCGCGAATACGAGTCGTCGGATCGGCGCAAGTTCAATGTGGCTTGTCCTCGTTGCGGCGTTTTTCAGGTGTTGCGCTTCGACCAGATCAAGTGGCCGGAGAATGAGCGAAACGCTGCGAAGATAAGGGCGGGCAGACTGGCCCACTACGAGTGTGAATCGTGCAAAGGCGCCATAAGGGACCGCGACAAGGCCAAGATGCTCGAGGGCGGTGTCTGGTGTCCCGAGGGCTGTTCGGTCCGGATCAACGGCAGTATCGAAGGTGAGATTCCGCCGGGCCGCCACAGAGGCTACTGGATCAATGCGCTCTATTCGCCGTGGCTGACGTTTTCGGACATTGCGGCAGAGTTTTTGAAATCGAAAGACACGCCGGCGGAACTGATGAACTTCGTCAACTCGTGGCTTGCCCAGGTGTGGCTGGACGATACCGAAGAGATGACCCTGGACGATGTGAAGGGTCTGGAAATTGGCTATGCGAAACTGACCATTCCGCCCGGTTGCATGGTCTTGACCGGCGGCGCCGACGTTCAGAAGCACAACCTTTACTACACGATCCGGGGTTGGGGCATTGGTGAAGAGTCGTGGCTGATCGATTGCGGCGTGGTCGGTGACTTTGGCCGTATCGAGGAAGCGCTGATGCTGCAAACCTTCGAGGGGCCGGATGGTCCTATGCAGGTAAGGCGGTCCAGCATGGATGCGCGGTTTCGTGGGGAAGAGGTCTATGCGCTGGCACGGAAATGGAAAGACCGGTTGTATCCGATCCAAGGCGCCAATACTAGAACGGCCACACCTTACGAACGGAAAGTCGTGGTCAAGGACAAGAAGGGCCGTCCGCTGAAGCGTGGCCACGCCTATTGGCGCATCGACACGCTTCACTACAAGGATCGGGTACAACGCTACATGGATCCGGAGCGGGGGCTCTGGCATATCTATCGCGGTGTCGACGGAGATTATCTGAACCACATGGTGTCTGAGCACGTCGTCATGAAGCAGAACGCTGCCGGCCAGAAGATCAGAACGTGGCGGCCGAAAACGGTTGGCGCGGCTAACCATTTCTGGGATTGCGAAATCGGTGCCGCAGCCATGGCCGACATGCTGCGGGTCTGGGCACTTAAGGCGCCGGCCAATGCCGTCGTGGGCTATGCAGAGTCGAACAGTAGCGAAGGTTGGAAAATCGGGCGATAGGAGATAGTGATGGCACGGAAAAAGCGCGGAACGAAACGCGGATCGCATGTCCACTTGGAACCGTTTATCGAACACGACGAGCCTGAGCTCGAGGAAAGGGACCGGCGGTACTGGCCAATCGGTAAAGCTTTGCCAATGACGTATAGAAAGATTCGACGCGAGCCGCCGCCTTGCCCAAAGTGCAGGCGGATTCGGACCGATGCAGGCGGGCAGTCGGCGGCCTGCATCAGTTCCGGCAAGGATCGCGCGGTCTTCCGGTGTAACCTGTGTAATCACCGTTGGCAATTGGGTGTCGAAACCGTAGACTAAGAGAGGAGTGTGCTATGTGGCGAAAGGTCATTGTCGGTGCGATCGTTGTATTTGCTTTTGGCAATTGCCGTACCGGAATCGATGAGGACTTGAACCTCAAGATCCGATATCTGAAGCAGGAGCAGGATGGGATCAAGGGCGTTCTTGTCCAGTCCGGATTCCTCGAACAAACCGAAGGTGGCGGCCTTAGAATCAAGAAAAGGGATGTACAGTCTGTACAGAAGGGGGTTGACAAGGCCGAAGATATGTGATATTTACCAAATAGGCGGTTAGCTCCCGTCTCCGTGGTCAGTTGGCCCTGGGCTTTGCAAAGCAGCCTAGGGTCTTTTTGTTCGAACCCTTCGGTGGCGGTTCGGGTTCCTCGCTCCCCGAGCCGTCACCGCCCTCCGAAAGAGGCGTATGGCAACTGTAGCAGCTGATTTTCGGGCCGCGCTGGACGCCGCCGTTGTTGAAATCGAGGCGGAAAACTGGCCAGCGGCCAAGAAGAAGATCGTGATTGCCGAGGTCGAATTCATGAAGCTGCCGACTGAGCAGCGTAGCGGCGCAGACTCGATTCGGTATCGGGAACGTCTCGACAGCATGCTCAAAACCATCGATTCGCTCGAGGCTAGTACGCGCAGAACCGGCGACAATCGGCGGCTGATCACGACGGAAATGGGGTTCTGATGGCCGATGCGAAACTAGGCTTGTTCGACCGCGCCGCCGACGCCGTGTTGTCCGTGGCCAGTCCGCGACGGCTCGCTATACGCCAGCATCTCCGGCGCCTCGACAATGATCGAGACTACCGCGACCTGTGGATGGCCGCGATGAACGCCCGCGGTTACCGGGCTAGCGGCAAATCCGGTTCGAAAACACCCTGGACCGATACCAATAGCTCGGCAGATACCGAGATTTTGCAAGGGTTGCCTGCGTTGCGCAGCCGTTCTCGCGAAGTGAACAGGGACGATCCCATCGGCTCCGGCCTTACCGAGACATTCGTGAACAATATCGTCGCTGCCGGCATGGCCGCTCAGGCCAAGACACCGTTGCAAGAGAAGAACAAACGTCTCGAACAGGTATGGGCGTCGCGCAAAGAGGATCTATTTCTCGCCGACGATCTCGACTTCGAGGAGGCGCAACGGCTTCAGTTGCGGAAAGTCTTCGAGGACGGCGATATTTTGGTCAAGACAGTGTCGACAAGCCCTGGCGAACCGCTCTGGTTCGAACTGATCGAGGCGGATCGCTTGGCAACGCCGCCGGGAAAGACCGTTGTTCGAAAAGATGGTCGAACAAACGAGGTTCGAGACGGTGTTGAGCGCGATTCGGCGAGCCGTCCGGTCAAATATTGGATTCTGAAACACCATCCCGGAGATAGGTTTGCGCCCTTCGCCGCACTCGACAGCAGTAGCTTCGAGACCGTCGACAAGGCCAATATACGCCATTTGAAAGTAACTAAGCGCCCTGGTCAAACCAGGGGCGTTCCGGCGTTCCATGCCATTCTTCAAGACCTCAGAGACCTCGATCTTCTCATCCTCGCCAGTCTCAAGCGGGTCCAGATAGCGGCCTGTTTCGCCGCCGTTATCCAATCGCCCGAGGCGTGGGACGACATGGTCGACGTGACGACCAAAAAGTTCGGATTCAAGATGGACCAGAGCATCGAGCCTGGCATGATGTTTAAGTTGTACCCGGGCGAGACGCTCGAGACGATTATGCCGAATTTTCCCACGCCGGAACTTGCGCCGTTTATCATCACGCTGGCGCGCCGCATCGGCGCTGCCCTCGGCGTGACTTGGCAAATCGTCCTCAAGGACTTTTCCGAGGCGAACTACTCGAGTGCCAGAACGGATCTCTTGGAGGCGAGGCAGGGGCCATACGTCGTGATGCAGCGATGGTTTGCCAAAAAGGCCCTGACTTGGCAATGGATCAAGGTGATGGAAGACGCGCTGCTTCGAGGCGACACGAGGCTTCGCGGCATGACCATCGACGATTTCCGCCAAGTCTCGTGGATTCCGAACGGTTGGTCGTGGGTGGATCCACAGCGAGAGGCCCGTGCCACCGAGATAGAGTTGCGAATCGGCGCTACCACGCTTCGAGACGTTGCTGCGGCCCGCGGCGACGATTGGGAGGACTTGCAGGACCAGCGGTTGCTCGAGGAAAAGCGCGAGATGGACCGGCGCAAGGAACTCGGGCTGCCACCCAAACAAGAAGTTGCCCCACCCCAGCCAGGGGCGAACGGAAACGGGCGAAGTGTCGGTGCGAGACGGATCGAGGTGGGCGCCGATGATTCTGGAGTGGTATACGTCGGTCCGGGGCGTCTAGTGGACGAAGCACTCGGAGATGGTAATGCCGGAACTTCTTGAACAATCTGTAGAGCGTGTTTTTTCTCCCGGTGTCGAGATTCGCGCCATCGACGACGATTCGCGCCGGGCAACCTTTGTTATCGCGACCGAAAACAAGGTCGGGGGGATCTTTGGGGCTACCGTTCTGCGCATGTCCGGCGTAGACCTTGCCAGGTTTCGCGCCAATCCGGTGGTTCTCGATACCCATGATCGATTCGATCTAAGCGGCGTGATAGGCCGTGCCGTATCGATCAAGAGGGCTGGCCGGCGGCTCGAAGCTGAGGTCGAATTTGCCGAAACGGAAAGAGCGAATGTTGCGTGGGAACTCGTCAGGACAGGCTTTGTCAAAGCGGCCTCGGTAGGGTTCGATCCCGATAGGGAAAGTGTCATTGTGCTGGCCGATGGCGAGAGCAATGGAAAAGGCGAGGCGCGCATCGAAGGGCCGGCGCGAATCGTCAAGAAATGGGAATTGTTGGAATTTTCCATCGTCCCGGTGCCGGCAGACGCAGACACGCTGAAGCGTGGCGTGCTCGAAGGGAATGCTGGAACCTTGTCGGGCCTGATGCGCAGAATTCTTGAAATGATCGAAAAGGAAGAGGAGACAAAGGCTATGGCCGAAGACAAGAAGAAGAAGGAGCCGGAGGACGTTCCGACCGGCGAAGTCGGCGAAGTGCTGGAACTTCACGCAGCGCCTGCTGCCGTGCCGCTGGAGTCGGAGATTGCAACGAGAGATCTGGAAGCTCGCGCAGGAGCGATTCGGGCCATTACCCCGCGAGGACTGGAGGCGGTTGCGGATCGGTGTATTCTCGAAAATCTGCCTATCGAGAAGGCCCGAGCGCAGTTGCTCGAAGAACACTCGAAGAGGATGCAGAGCGTGGGGACGCCGGAACCTGCCGATGATTCTCCGGAAGACAACAAAAACGAAGGCGAGACACGCGTGAAAGACCTCGACGATAAGTCGTTCGTGCGCGCCCTTACCGAATAGGAGAATACGACATGGCAACGAATCAACAGAGATGGGTTCGCAACCTTTATGGTGCGACGGAGCCGTTTATCTACTTGGCGCTGTTCCAGGCGGGTGCGACCCAAGCGATTAAGCGCGGTGAAATCCTGGAATTCACCGGAGCCACCAATACGGCCTTCGTTCCGATCGATTCCGATTTCGCGATGGACAGCAATGTCGCCATTGCGAACGAAGAGATCAAGAGTGGCGACCGCGCCGGTTACTACGAGGTGATTGTACCGAGGCCGGGCGATGTCTTCGAATTCGACCTTGCCGCCGCCGCCGCCACGGCTTACGGCGCGGCGCTCTATTTCAGCTCCTCCGAGGCCTTTGCGGCCAGCGGCACCAACATCATTGGCCGCGCCGTCGGTCAAGAGCACTACCCGCAAAAGCAAGGCCATCTCACCGACGATGCGGCGGGAGATTCCGGCACCACGATCAAGAGCATTTCCAAGGTCAGAATGGTGTTTCTCGACGCGGTCAGTCTCGCATCGCTGTGGCAATCGATCGAATAGACGCCCGAATCAGGGAGAAGGAGTAAGAAATGCCGACAGAAACCAAGAAGAAGAAAAAGCCCAGATTCGAATCCGCCATTTCGGTTGGCGCCGGATCGATGGATACCGATTCGCTTCGGACCATGGCAACACGGGATCCGGCGGATTTCATCGAAAAGTGCCAAGACCTGATCGATACGGGCCAGTTGCGATGGGATCAGGTGAGAAGCTTGCCCCGTCTTGTCAACGCGCTTATTGACGTCAAGGTGCCGATGCGCGTTCAAATGCTCGGCGAGACCCGCGCCATCACGGCCAGCGCGTTTCCGGCCCTCACAGGCCTGCTTACGATCGCCGGCGTCAACGAAGCCTACGAGGCAGTGCCAACCATTGGCGAATTGCTCGTGACCGATGTCGAGAGCAACAAGAAAGTGTCGGAGCACGTATTGCTGACGACGGAAGATACCGCTATTGACCGGGTCGACGAGACGTATGATTTCCCCGAGGTCGGCGCCGGCGAAGAGACCTTCGAGATCAGGCACCTTCGTAACGGTCGCAAGATGACCATCAGCGCCGAGGCTGTCGAGGAAAACGACGTGGGAAACATCACCGAACGCGTCAACAAGATTGGTGAAATTGCAGGCGAACTGATCGAGGAGCAGACGCTTTCGCGCGTCACCGATCACAACGGTTCGGCATCGTCCGCGGCAGAGCCGTTTGCCCTTCGCCAAAATAAGGCCGGGGCGGCCCTCTATTCTTCGACGGCCAATACTCCGGGAACCCGGGTGCCGTCGGGGACAAGAATTACCAACAACGCCTTGGTGAACACTACAGATCTTGATAATGCGAGGGCTCGGCTAGCCGCCGCACTGAATACGCGGGGCAAGCGCCAGTCCATCCCGATCAACCAGACCACATTGCTGGTACCGGACGCCCTGATGGGTGTTGCCCTGAAGACCACGAACAGTGAGTTGGAACCCGGCGTCGAGAACGAGACCAACAACTGGGGTCCTCGTGGCCGCTACCGCCCGCGTTTGCTCAGTTCGCCGAAACTGGACGATCTGAGCACATCGGCCTGGTATCTGGGCTGGTTCGAGAAGCAGTTCAAGCGGAAGTGGAAGCTCAGGCTCGAATTCGTTTCGCTGTTCATGGATGCGCAGAAGTTCCTGGACAGCCGAATCGCGGCCCAGTTCCGTGTCGCGTGGGACGTAGAGGTCGGCGCGGTCGATTATGTCTTTGTGTACCAAAACCTGAGCGGTACGACTGCTCCGTTCGACGAATAGCCGAAAGGAGGCAGACATGCCAAGAGTTTCAACAGCTGACGGTACAGAGAACCGGCTCGAATTCGAAGTGACCGGGAATAAGGAGGACGCAGCGGTCGATACGATCGGTTCGACGGCGAGCCAGGTCGCCTATCTCAAAGGCCTGGTCGGCGCCTCCGCCATCAAGGTGGCGACAGGTACGGCGGATATTGATGTCAGCGCCGGCGATTACACCGCGTTCCTGAATCTCGTCACCGTTGCGCCCGCTACAGGCGCACCGCTGGCCAATGTTCAGATCGTGTTCGATCTGGCGCTGGCAACGACCGGTTTCGCCGCGCTCCACACGACCGAAACGATTCAGTTCGCGGTTGCCCGCAAGGTCGACGGCACAAACTGGAGAACGGATGCCGAACAGGTAACGACCGCGATCACCGGCACCAATGCCGCGGGCCGTTCCGTAACCCTCGATATCGGCGGGGTCGGTGTGTCCGAACAGGTCAGAATCATGGTCGTTCTGTCCGCCGAGGCCGCGGATACGGAACTGCCCTTCGCCCTGATCTACAGCGCGTCTGCGGCACCTACCGTGACGCCGGTTGCGGCTGGCTAATCTTGACCGGCCTGGAGCGGTTGCGCTCCAGGCCCGAATGGAGGTCGATATATGCCTGCTAACCAGTTAACGACACCGACAGAAACCACAGCGCCGATAGCAGATACGACGGCGGGCCTCTGGACCTTTGCCACACCGGCAAGCCGCCTCTTCTTGAACAATCGTAGCGGCCAGACCATCTATACCCGATTCAACGTTGCCGGCGCTGTGGTTGCGACCCACGATCATACATTGGCAAACGGTGCCGCGGCGAATCTCAAAGCCGAAGATCTGGGAATCGGCTCGTTTTCTCTCGTGAGCGTTTGGTTTCCGTCCGGAGCGACCGTGGCGAGTTTCAACATCCGCGGGGCGTGACATGCCGTCCGAATTTGCCCAACAATTCGCCGAAACGTCGTGGCCCATGATCCTTGAACAATTTGGCGAAACTGTTCTGTATCGCCCCAAAGGCGCCGCAGTGGGCGCGCCACCGATCGCTATCGTTGCTGTGATTGACCGTGGCGTTGTCGAGGCGGAATACAACGATGCCGACTGGGGCCAGTTTCTGGTCGCGACGGCAAAAGTCTCCACCGGCGATGTGGCGGATCCGCAGCGAGGCGATACGGTGATTTTCGACAGCCAAGAATGGCCCGTGTCGTCGTTCGATCCCAGCGATGGTTCGGGTTATGTCTTGCTCCATCTGAAGCGCCACGAGCCGGAGACGGTCAGCGGCGGCGTTGATCCGGTCGTGAGGGGATGATATGCCTCGAGTCGTGCCGACAGGAGTCTTTGGCAAGACGCTCCAGACCGCGCGGTTGTCCCTGGCCAACGTTGCGGCGTTTCGAAATTGGATAGGTGTCGCCGCGCCTTCGGGTGCCCTAGGCAGGATAGCGCTCTGGCAGGAAACCTTTGCGAAGCTTACCCGGCCCTACGCCCTGATTCATTGGGGGCCCAAGGCCCGCAGGGAGTGGTCGGGCCACGGTGCCGCGGCAGAATTTCATCCATGGGCGAAGGGAACCGTCGTGGTGCGTTTCGTCGCCGAAGCCATCAAGTTGTACGACAACGATCCGGGCTCGGGGCTGATCGATTTCATGAATCGGGCCGAGGCTTCGATGGAAGGCATGGCCGATCTTTCCGGCACGGCCTCGAATCTGGTCTTTTCGGCCTACGAGCCGCCGGAGGAGCCCGAGGTCTACATGACGGAAGACGGCAATCCGTTCGACGGCTTTGCCGCAAACTTTGAAATCGAGTTACCGGACCAATGATCGTTTTCACCCTGAAAGAAACCGGCGCAACGCCAGGCGTGATGCGGCGGGAATACCCCAAGGTGGCGAAAGCTGCCTTTTTGAAGGCGGGCCGGTTCTGGCAATCCAAAATGTTGCCCGGTCATTTCACGCGCAAAGCCATCTCGAAATACGACTATCAGCCGCGCCAAGGCGATAGAGGCAGCGCTGTGAAGTCGAGGCTGATCGAAACGAAGGTTGGCGGCAAGACCATTTTCCGCCGGACCAGTTTGAAGAGCACTTACACGGCGAAAAAAAAGCGGTTGAAGGGCCATACCAAGCCACTGGTTTGGACCGGTGCGTCGAGGGCACTGTCGGGTACGGGCCGTGTCACCTCGACCAAGAGCCGATTCCGCGTCACTGTGCGGGCGCCAACGCTGAACAGGCGGCTTCATATGCGGCGCGAAGTCGTCGCGGTGACACCGGACGAAGCGGTTCGATTGGGTGAAATGATCGAGAACTTCATCACGGTTCGATTTAACCGGATGAAGCAACGGACGAGAAAACGACTCTAGGAGATTGACATGGCCGCATCTAATGCGTTCAACATATTCGCCGTACAGAAGGCGGCTACCGTGGTTGGCGGCGTCACTGCGTCGTCGCTGCCAATCAATTCCAACATCGGCGCGGACATTACCTCTGCCGAGATCTACCCGCGGATCATCTTCATTCGAGGCCAGGCGCCGACCCTTACGTTTACAACGAAATCGCTGGCAACCGCTCTGACCCAATTTCCGATTCTCGGCACCGACTTTTCTGCATCGGCTTTTTCCATGTGGGGTCAGAAAAAGGCGGATGGGGGTGCACGCAGCGCCAGCGCCGACCACGAGAAATGGACCATCAACGGCGGTATTCTAGTGCCTACGACGCTTTCGGTCACGGGGCAAGAAGACGCCGAGTTGTCGTATGAGGGCACGATCACTTTCAAAACCCCTACAGCGGCCATTGTGCGTACCAACGCCACGCTGCCAACCGGTGTCACCGATGCCGACCGCTATGCCTTGGGACCCCTCACTGTGGCAGGGACCGCTCTCACCGGCATGGACAGTTACAATCTGGACTTTGGCATCACGGTACAGTCCGAGGTTACAGATGGAGACATCACGCCGACGTTCGCCGCCATTTCCATGGTCAAGCCTATTCATACCTGGACCGGTATCGACGCTACTTGGTTCAATGACATTACTCTCGGCGGCACCGACTCGACCACGACGGTCACGACACAGGTTTTGCGGCACCGACTCAAAGGCGGATCGTTTGGCGGCGCCGACCTGACCGTGACTACGCGGGGTCTCGCAACGATCGAAAACGTATTCGACGGTCGCGGCAACGATACCGGCAAGGTCAATCTGAAGCTCGAATCGTTTTTCGACGGGACGAACGTGCCCGTCGTCATCGCGTAACGTAGCAGGGAGGCGCCAATGGCTAAGGAAGAGAAGAAAGCGCAAGAACTTCCTAAATTTGTAATGGGTAAATCGGAACCGGCACTTGCTTTTGGATCCGAGGTCGTCGTGAAGGCCACTGAAGAGTCCGGTCTCGTGACCGGCATCGTGTTTGAGCAGACCGAGGATACCGGCCTGCTCTGGGTCTACCGCGTGGGTTCGGGCTGGTTCAGCAGCGATCAGTTGGAGACGAAATAGCGAGGACAGACATGGCTGGATTTTTGTATTACTTGCCAGGCCACGAGGGCCCGCTGAATCTGGAACATCTTCGGAAAGCGGGCCTTGGCTATGCATTCGAACACGACGGCCTTTCGTTCGGTGCCGTCATGAATGGCGGTGGTCCCGATGGCGGCGCCGGCGCGCTGGTGTGCGTGGCAGACGCGATAAGCCCGTCGCTGATGGGCGTGGATACAAATCATCAGACCTGGATGAAGGTCGTTGGCTCCGACGCCTATGCCGGTGTCTTCAACAAGGATTTGCCGCGCCCGGAAGATTGTGCACGCGGCAAAATGCTGAATGGGCATTGGGTACAGTGTGGCGACGAGAAACAATGGCTCGCCCCGATTGCGCGCGCACTGAGCGAATCGGACGAACCGGGCGAAGCCCCGGCATGGTACTGTCCGCTGCCGTGTGCACGCGTTCTCGATTCGGATGCGGGATGGATTCGAGGCGATCCCATTGCGCGCTACAAGCCGTTGTGGGACCTCGCGCTTCACTATCTTGACGTGGTGACGCAAGCGGTCAAGGCGAGTGACGGCGAGGAATCGATCAAGTTCGAGTTTGACGCCGAAACCGATGCGGCTGTAGTTGCGCTGTCGGCAAATTACCGAATCGGCACGACGGAGACGGCGATGCTGGGCTTGCTAACGGACGAATCCGTCAGCAGCATTCTCGGCGCCTTGATCGATTTCCCCGTGTTGGAATCCTGGATAAAAAAAAACAAGGCTACGCTTTTGGCCAATGGCTCGAACACCGGCGGTGGGCCGCAGGACTAGACAAGAACTTTCGGCCAAGCCTGGCTAACCTCGTAGCGCTGAATCTCGGAATGGGCCAATGGGACAGATAAACCTCACGGCAACGAGCGACCCCAAGGATGTGCTCAAAGCCTTTGTCGCGATGGAGCGGCGCGTCGACAAGCTCGAACAGAAACTTCGCGACACCGGCAGGGCGGGCAAAAAGGCAAAGAAAGAAGTCAGCGAAGCCTTCGGCAGCCGTGCCCTTTCCGATGTGAAAAACTACGTTGCTGCCTTGACCGGGGCAGGCGGTGTAGCCGTTGCTTTCCGCCTGATCGGGAACGAGATCCGGGCCGTTATCGATCTCCAAAACAAGGCGACCGGCGCGCAAGTCTCGCTTGCATCGGCCCGTAGAGTTTTGACTCGAAACTTGAGTGGCTTGTCTGACGAACAGATTCAGGCAACAGTTGCCGAAGGCGCAGCGATTGCAAGGGAAACCAAGGTTCCGGAAACCATTGTCGACGAAGCTTTGGCGCAAGCGCTCTCGGCGTCTAATCAAAACGTTGCGAAGTCTATCGCTGCCGTTACTACTGCATCGAAATTCTTGGTTGACCAGCCAGCGGCAATACCTTCGTTTGCCGGCTCTCTCCTCGACGTTGCCGAGATTACGAAATCGAACGATCCCGCGGTTAATCTTGGATTTCTTGCGCAACTT